TATTAATGGTGCCTATTTTAGATAACTTTAGTTTATTAGAAAGAAGTGAAAATCCGTTTTGTGGATAAGTAAAACTATTGTATCTATCAATGTTTTGAAATCGTGGATAACCAGCTTTCTCTTTTGTTTTTAATCTACGAAAGAAGTTCTGAAAACTTTTATCTACTCTCCTAAGAACATTTTGTAACACCTGAGAATAAATAAGAGAGTATTCTGGTAATAGTTCTTTTATATAGGGTAACTCTCCAGACTGTCCATAGTAATTAAGAGATTTTTTGTGTTGAGTGTAAGTAGTCTTTCTTTGTTCTAAAGCACTATTATACAAAAATCTACAAGAATTTAAAGTAGAAAGTAATATTATTTCTTGTTTTTTGTTTGGATAGATTCTGTATTTATAGGTTTTTAGCATATCTTAATTATATCACACTATAAGCAGTATAGATAACATGTTTTATGATATAATACAAATAAGAGGTAAATAGAATGAAAACAATATCAGATAGCAACACAAGAACACTAATTACTATTCCAAAAGAATTAAAAAAGGAAATAGAAATTTTAGCAAAAAAAGAAAATAGAAGTTTTAATAATATGCTTATAACTATTTTAAAATCACATAAAATTAATTCATCTGATGGGTGTTTTTGATTATGGCCATAAGTGATACATACCTAACCGTTGCGGAGTATAAACAAGCAACTAATACTAAAACCTCTGGTAATGATTTGCATATTCAGCAAGTAATAAATGCGTCGTGTAGATATATAGATAAAATATGTAGAAGACATTTTTCACAAGATGAAAATGTAACAACACGAATATATGACGGAGATGGATCTAACTTAGCTCGTGGTTTTGTAAGAGAAGACGGAAGATATGTAAGTGGTTCTTCTATGCTACTTCTTCAGGACGATATAAGTACTATAGTAGGTTTGGTTGTAACTATTGATAATGATGGAGATTACATACCAGAAGCTACCTTAACATTAAATACTGATTATTGGGTAGGTCCATATAATACTTCTTTATCAGAAACTGAACCATATACGTGGTTAAGATTAATTCCTACTAATAATGTTACCCCAGTTTGGCCTAATCATATGCGATCTATCTCTATTACTGCAAAATTTGGATGGGTTAATATTCCTGATACTATTAAGGAAGCTTGTTTAATTTTAACAAGAGAGATAATAGATCTTCAAACAGGTGGTGTTACACAAGCATTAAACTTGGTAGATGCTGCTTTGCCTATTCAAAGAAGAACTGCTGCTATTGTTGATAAATTAGTAGAAGAATATAAAAGAAAAGTAAAGTTGTTCGTTTAATGGCTACTTTCGAACTAATAGACATGGCTGAATTACACAGAATGGTTGGTTTTTTAGAAGTAGAAAAAGGAATACCGCATGTTAAAAAATATACATTAATAGGTATTTTTAGAGTGATGCAAAGAGAAGCTAAAAAAGCAGCTAGACCACATGATAGTGATTCAGGAGAATTAGCAAACTCTCTGCATTATACTATTTCTGGAGATATGGGAACACTTTATTCAACTTTACCTGATGCTCATGTAGCTGCTGCTGAATATGGTAGAGATGCAGGAAGCACAGCACCGCCTTTAGATGAAATTAGAGAGTGGGCAGACAGACATGGATTAGATAATCCATTTGCTATAGCCAGGGCCATTGGAGAAGAGGGAACAGACGGGTTGTATTTCTTTGAAACAGCATATGATATCGGATCTCAACACGCAGAAGTAGAATATAGTAATTGGTCTACTAACTTAGAACAGAGATGGACAAGTTTAGGGTGACTTATATTCAAGCCAGAGACGCAATTTATGATGAAATAAATAAATTAGTAACAGATCCTCCTGATTTGGAAACTGCTTTATTAAGAGTATATATTAGACCCCCAGATACATTAAGTGATACACCAGCAGTAATTTTTTTTGGAGACGGCGGTAGATTTGATTTTACTTTTGGTAATACAGTAACCGGAGAAGAACATCACGAAGAATATCTTAAAGTTATGATTACTGATCAAAATATAGAATCTGGATTAGAGAGACTAGAAATACACAAAAAAGACGTATTAGATAAGATAAGAGATGTCGGAAATCTAAATGGATACGGTGAAATATATCATGTGGAGTGGAGTCCACCATCAAGACATACATTAGGTAGAACTTTTTTTCTAGGTCAAGCAATTAGAGTACAATTTCTTGTAACTAATCCTATTTAAGTATGATACAATAAAATTAGGAGTTAAAATATATATATGAAATTATTTCGCGCTACTGTAGGCATGAATTTTCCAACTGATATCAAAGTATTACAAAGGATGGCAGCAGGAGAAGACGTGTATCCAGAAGAAAGAAATGAAGTTAGATATGAAGAAGGAGATATTATAGAAGAGAATAAAATTCCTGCTTCTATTTTAGTAGATCTTTTATCTCAAAACTATTTAATTCTGGTTGATACTAAAAAAGAAGTCTCTATTAAAATAGAGGTTCCTATTAAGGAAGACATAAATGACTAGATATACAGGCGCTGATGTAGGTTTTTTCTATGTTAGTGGATACGAGCTTAGAGGGCTTACAACTAAGGTTGATATAAACGTAGAGGGTATGGTAGAAGACACTACTGCATTAGGAGATACTTATGCAAAGATTCTACCTGTTGGTTTAAGACAATTTAATTTATCTCAAGATGCTTTTTATGATGATGCTGCATTAGCAACTAATGCAGCTTTAGTAAGTACAACAACACAAATTGGTATATCAAGAATAATATGTATTGGTTTAGAAACAAACACAAGTCCAACAGTTACAACAGGCGCACATAAAGGTTTTATTGGTTTTGAGGGTCCGTTTGAAGGAAACTATGATAGAAAAGTATCAAGGGGAGCACTGCATAAAGTAACGGCAAATTATGCTGGTAGCGGAACAGTAGATCAAGGTGACTTATTATTAGCTAATAGTGTTAATCCTGGAGCAACTGGTAATGGATTAGGCGCGGACAACGGAGCACTGACATCAAATGGCGGAGTTGGATATTTTCAAGTTAATTCATATACAGCAGGCGGCGCTTCTGGTTTAGTAATGAAAATACAACACTCAGCAACAGACGGCAGTTATGCGGATTTAGCTACTTTTACTACTGTTACAACTGCCCCAATTGCTGTTAGAGTAGCGGTTGTTGCTGGCACTCAGGTAAATATATGGGTTAGGTGTCTTTGGACATTTACAGGAGGTTCTGGTAGTTCAAGTTTTACAGGAATGGTAGGGTTTGCTAGAAATTAATGGCTACATATACTAGTGCTAATTTAAAAATAGAATTTGATAACGCTACTGGAACTTTAGTTGATATGAGTAATTATATTATTTCTACTAGCGGATTAAGCGCTACTATGGATTTAGACGAGATTCATGCATTCGGAGATTCGTGGGTGGAGAGAGTAACTAAAGGAACGTTTAGATTTGGAGACATAACTTTATCTGGACTTTATGACGACGCTTCTCCTTCTGGACCTAATATTATATTTAACGATATTCTTAATCTTAAAACAACCGCTGCTGGAACAAGAACACTAAAAATAACTTGGGGTGGTTCAAAAACAAGTACTGTAGAGACTTATATTAAGTCCTATAAATCATTGCCTTCTCGTGGAGAAATAACAAAATTTGAAGTGGTGTTAAGTACCACTGGAACAGTAACAGAGGTTTGATAAATGGCTACATATACTAGTGCTAACATATCCATAATGTACGACAATTCTGCTGGAACCCCAATAGAAATGAAGGGATTTATCACAGAATTCAATGGGATACCTATTAACGCTATGATAGAAGAAACTCATACGTTTGGAGATCAGTGGGTAGAAAGAACTTATGCTGGAGTAAAAGACATCGGAGAAGTCTCGTTTAAGGGTTTTTTCGATGATGTTACTAATGGACCAGATGCTGTTTTTAACAGAGTAGGAAATTCTACAAATGGCACTTTAACTATTACTTGGGGTGGTTCAAAGACTACATCTTTTGAAACAACAATTAAGAGTTACAATAGAATACCAGGAAGAGGACAATTAACAAAATTTGAAGTAGTGATTGTCCTTTTGTCTGGGACAGTAACAGAAGCTTAAGGATAATACAATATGGCTTACTATAATTCTGCTAGTGTTAGAATAGATTTCGATAGATCTGATGGTTCTACTTTACAAAACATGTCTGCTTATATTACTGAGTGTAATGGAATAAATATTACTGCTTCATTAGAAGACAGTCATACTTTTGGAGACTCTTGGGTAGAAAAGCTATTTGCTGGTCTAAGAACAGTAGAAGAAATAACACTAAAGGGTTTTTATGACGATACTGCTGTAACTGGACCTAATGCTATTTTTAATGATGTAGGTAATCTTACAACTGGTATTTTAAGAACATTTAAAATAACTTGGGGTTCTATAAAAAATACTTCTGTAGAAACAATAATTAAATCCTTTAATAGACTTCCATCAAGAGGAGCACTAACTATGTTTGAAGTAGTATTAGCTCCCACTGGTGCTGTTACTGAAGATATATAATGAATAAGAACTTAAGAGTCGAATAACTTAATTCGACTCTTTTCAATTTTTGGAGGTAAGAAAGAAATGGCAAAAACTAAGATAGTGAACAAGAAACCACCTATTAAGCCAGTAGATTCTGGTACATATACAGTAGAGATAGATGGAGAAACATATCACCCACACTCTGATGAAACTGTAACATTCAGATCTAGAGGAAATATAGAACACATGATGCTTTCTATGAGACTATATGGACTAAGTTCATTAGAAAACACTGAGGCAGTTAAATCTATGGAAGAAGGCGGGGTATTTGATCAAGTTATTGAACATTTATCTTCAAATATTTCTGCATGGACATGGACAGACGATAATGGGGACTTATATTTAAGTCCACCAGATGTTAAAACAATCAGAAGTCTAGAATTTACAGAAATTGGTTGGCTACTTTCTAATCAAGGTGCTACTAAGCCAGCAGAATCGATTGATGAAAGAAAAAACGACTCCGAAACTTCTTCGACTACCTAAATGATAAGGAGGAGGCTAGTCCTCCTCCCGAATGGTATTTAGGTATATTATGTGAAGAGTTTCATGCACTACCAAGTCAAATAAAACAAGAAGATTCAGAAACACTACAGAAAATAATGGAGTATAGAAGATTTCATAGAGCTAAAGATATTATTGATAACAATGGCGATATGGAAACAATAGACGAAAAAACTAAAGAAGAAGCCACTTATTTAATATTTACAGACGCAGAAAAAGCAATGGAAATAATTAAAAAAAGAATGTCTAAGGATGAATCTGATAGATTAACTTTCCAAGAAGGAAATAGAGAAGAGAGTACTTTTGGGACGGGGATCGACCGCTAACCTAAACATCAATGTAAAGGCAACCAACAGCACTGGATCAGCAATGACAAGAGTTATTGCTGATGTTCTAGGCTTAGGCGACGCTTCACAAAGATCAGGTCAGCAATATAGTGATCTTACTCGTCGAGTTATTGAAGGTACTATAGTCTGGAACGCTTTTCATTCTGTTATACGCGGAGTTAAAACTGCAATAGAAGAAACAATTAAAGCCGGTATTGATTGGGAAGTCAATATGGCTAATATCAAGCGTACTGTAGAAGGCACTCCAGAACAAATAGCTAAGATTGGCACAGAATTGCGTAATATGGCAAAAGAAATGCCAGTTACTGCGAATGAGTTAGCTAAAATTGCTATGGTAGCTGGACAAATCGGTGTAGCCTCAAAAGATATAACAAAATTCACAGAAGTCATGGGTAAATTATCTGCTACTACAAATATTGTAGGGGAATCTGGTGCTGCTCAGCTTGCTAGATTTATGAACATTATGCAAGCATCTTTCGGAGATATAGATAAATTCGGAGCGGCACTTCTTGATTTAGGTAGAAAATCAGCAGCTACTGAAACTGAAATTCTTACTATGGCTATTAGATTAGCTGGTGCTGGTCAACTTATTAAAATGTCTGGTCAAGATGTTCTTGCTTTCTCTGCCGCTTTGTCCAGTGCTGGTCTTAGAGCAGAAATGGGTGGATCTGCAATGAGTAAAGTAATGATGGATGTTTCAGAAGCGGTGTTTAATGGTGGTGTAGAGCTAGAACAATTTGCAGAAATATCTAAAATGACATCGGCAGAATTTAGTAAATTATTCAAAGAAGACTCAGCAGCGGCACTGGTTAAATTCATTGTTGGATTAAGAAGTGTATCTGATGCTGGAATGAATACTTTCGCAGTATTACGTGAGTTAGGACAAGATGGTATTAGACTTAGGGCTACACTTCTTCAGACCGCAGCAACTAGTGATATTCTTACTAAAGCACTAAATGACGGTAGAACAGCGTATGCTGAAGGAACAGCACTAAATCAAGCTTTTGGTGATAAGGCAGAAACTACTGCTAGTAAATTAGCAACACTAAAAAATCAAATACATGATGTAATGATTGAAATTGGAACAGGATTAATGCCAACTGTTCTCTCTGTTGCATCTGCTTTTACTGCCTTTATAGAACATTTACGCCCCTTAGAACCGCTATTTGTTGTTATTGCTCAGGTTCTTCCAGAAATTATTGCTTTGTTAGTTTTAACTTTTGGAGCAGCTTTTCTTCTTCGCGTAGGAGAAAGTGTAGTTTCAATAATAAAGTTAACTATGGCTTTTATTACTCTTAGTCCTTCTATTAGTGGAGCAATAGTTCCTATGTCAGCTTTTGAGGTTAAATTACTTTCCTTAAAGTCTGCTATTGTTTCTACTCAAGGAAAACTACTAATTATCATAGCTGCAGTATTTGCTTTAGATCTGGCTTTACAAATATTTACAGGAAAAGGTTTATTTGCAAGAATATTTGGAGATGAACAAATAGCAAAAACTAATGTTAAATTATTAAACGAAATAATAGGGCGAATGCAAGAGTTGGATACAAGCGCACGGGTACCGCAAATATTGCTAGAAATAAATGCTATTTTAAGACAGCAACTTCAAATAAGAGCAGACATTAAAAGAGCAGAAAATAGAACTGGCGATGAAAGTCCGCCTAGAGTTGTGTTTGACAATTCGGCAATTCAAGGTCGTATAGAAATGCTTAAAAAACTGGATCTTAGTGCCTCAGAAGTAGCACTTACGTTTGGATCTAATTTAAATCCCGAATTCATAAAAATTATCGCACATGTATTTGACCTAGATGAGAAGGCTGTTAAAGCAGGTTGGGGCAGGGCTATGCAAGAGCAAGCTAGAGAGATGGAAGAAGGTCTTGCTTTAGTAAATAACGCTTTTAAAAATATAGAAGGAACCTCAACATTTACATTTCCCCCAACTAAAGAACAAGTAGCTGCTGCGAAAGAAGCATTGAAAGAAGTAGAAGGAGCTGTTGATGATTTCTTGCCTAAAATTGGTCAACCATTTAAAGAGTGGAAAAAAGAAATGGATATTTTCTTTGAGGCATTTAACAATCAAGCTAAAAACATAGATGATATATGGAATGTACTAACTGCTGCTGGAATTAGAGGAGTAGATCAGATAATAGATGGACTAAGAAGAGGAGGACCACTAGCTGTACAGCAATTTATGGAATTCCTATTCGATCATCCTATGGATATACTTGAAATGTTAGGACAGCAGGGTGCAGTATTAGCAGAGGCTTCTGGTGGTCTAGTTAGTTTAGGTGTGGGTGTGGGACTAGGGAATGGTGCCGCAGTAGTTTCTGCTGGTGCAATGAGTGGAATAGCTAATCCTATAGGAAATGTTCTTGATGGAGTAATAAGATATGCTGGTAGTGCTGCTAGAGTAATTACTGGTGTTATTTTAACTTCATTAAATGGTGATTTCCCAGAAGGCGGAATTACCCCATCTTCTTTTATAACAAGAGCGAAAACAATTCAGGACTTTTTAGAGGAATTCAATGCGGGTAAGACTACTAAGAGAACAGAAGAAAAGAATAGCGGAGGAGGTGGCGGAGGAGGAGCAGCAAAAGAAATTAAAGAAGTATTATCATTAATAGATAGTTTTAATAAAACAATAGCAGAAAAAGCCAACTTTAGAGAAATGGTAAAAAAATTTGGCGATGGCGGAGCAAAAATAATGGAAGCATTTAATAAGGCAATTACTGCTGGTGTAGATGATGCTGAATCAGCCGGTGCAAATTTTGCTAACTCTATAGATTCTTGGATAAATGATGCAATAAGATCTAATGTACCAAACGCAGCAGATTGGGGAAGAAGAATAGTAGAAGCAGGAACAGCAGCTATTATAGAAAATACACCAGAAGCAAAAGCTGCACTAGAGAAACTGATGAAAGACGCAAATGAGGTATTTAATGCAGACAAAAATATGAAATTAACTGCTGGTACTTTTGCTGATACTTTTGCGAAAGCTTTTGCAGATGCCAAAATGGAAGCAAAAATTGGTTCTGCTGGTACAAAACTAATGGAGTCTTTCTGGAAAGCAGTAAATGAAGGTGGAGGAGATAACATTCGTAGATTTGCTGAAAACGCTGCTGATATGCTTGCTACCCTACAGAAAAAAGATATTGGTGCTGATGCTTTTGCTCAATTAAAAACTAACTTTACTAATGCACTTAATGACGTAATAAATAATGCTACACCGGCAAATATAGCTAAATTCCAAGAAGCAATGGCACAAATAAAAATAATAATGGACGGAGGCGCTTTAGCTGTATCCTCTAATACTCTTGTTATGGCAGAAGATATTAAAAAACTTGCATCTAATCTCGGTCTAAGTGCAGACGATATAATAAAAAACATAGATTTCTTTGTTAATACGGGATTATTTAAGATTCTTGATACACTAAAAGATCTAACTCCTGCCACAAAAGACGCTATTGAAAAAACATTAGACCAACTTAAAGCAGGTAAATTAACAATTGGACAAGCAGTTACAGAAATTTGGAATGCAATTGTAAAAGGCGCTTCTGCTACTAGTCCATTACAGAGTGGCACTGGACCAGGCGGTGGCGGTGGCGGTGGCGGTAGTAAAGTAGATCCTAAGACTATAGTTGGATCTATACCTTATCAGATTGAACAAATAAGAATTTTACAAGAAAAAGTAGACCTATTAATGGGGCAAAGCCATGGATTAACTTTGGCTGGTGTGCCTGTTCCTCAATCACTAGCTGCTGGTTTAGTTGGGGGATTAACTAGTCTAGATAGTATGAAGGATGAATTAAATTCTGATATAGAAGCCTCTGTTGCGGCTCGTGCTAGTTACGACCCTAACGCTATAGCCCAAGCAGAATTTGACACACAAAGTAGAAATTCTGCTGCACAAAAAGCAAAAAAAGAAGCTTTAGATAAAGCAAAAATGGACGAGTATAGAGCAAGAGTAAGAGAAATACTACCACATATAGTAGAAATAACTAAACAAATAAATAGTGGTACTTTCTCTTCTGATGCATTAGCTCTTCTTAAAGCTCAATTAAAAGACTGGAAAAATAAATTAGATAAAGCTAGAGATGGTCTAACTGGTGCTGGTTTTAGTAATGTAAGCCAAGATGGATTTAATGGTGTAGGAAAAATATCTGGTTTTGCTGGTGGTGTAAGAAACTTCATGGGTGGAATGGCGGTAGTTGGAGAGAGAGGGCCAGAATTAGTTAGATTACCAAGAGGATCTGATGTATATTCTAATAGTCAATCAAAAGGTATGGGTGGAGTAAATGTTCAACTAATAATAAATTCCCCTATTACAGATGTACAATCATTAAGAAGAGCTATACCTCAAATATCAGAAGAAATAAGAAGATATAAGGGAAGATAAACTATGACTGCAAGTGTGTTGTATATAGACGCAGACATAGATAATAATGATAGCTTTAGTTTAAGTCTATTAGATTATATGGTTGCTGAGTTTAGTGATGTAAATATTCAAAGAGGAATAGATGAAAATAGAGAATATCAATCATCAGAAGTAACATTTAAATTAACAAATAGATCATCTATATTTACATTAAATAATTACTCTAGTTCTATTTGGGGAAGATGGGGAATAGGAGTAAAAATAAGAGTAAATGCAACAAAAGATGCAGTAGTATTTAATTTATGGACAGGGTATATTACTAATTTAGATTATGAATATGATTTTCAAATAAAACAATATGTATGTTCAGTTACTTGTAATGATTTATCATATATATTAGATAAATACACTGAAATAAAAGTACCCTTTGCTCAAAATATTACAACATCAGAAGCAATAAGAAGAATAGCTATTTTAATACCAGATATTTATAATTTCGGTACTTCTTTTGTTTCTAAAGCAACAGATCCAGCAGCATTACCAGCAAGTACAGGAAACGCAGTTGCTTTTCATCCAAGTGGTAAATATGTAGCTATTGCACACTTTACTAGTCCATTTGTTTCTGTATATCCTTGGAACGGAACTACTATCGGAGCCAAGTTAGGAAACCCTAGTCCGGCACTTGCTGGGCAAGGTAATGGAGTAGCATTTAGTTCTGATGGAACCATTTTAGGAATTTCCCATAGTAATACACCATATTTTTCTTTATATGCCTTTGACGCTGTTTCTGGAGCTATTGGGACACGGTTTACAGACCCTACTACAACACCTACAGGAAAAGGTTTAGGCATAAGTTTCAGTCATGATTCTAAACTAGTAGCTATATCGCATGAGGTTAGCCCTTATATTAGTGTTTATCCTATTTCTGTTAATACTACTGCTTTTCCAGTAACAGTAACTGCTACCAATGGAAATTGGTCTAGTCCAGATAATATAAAAACAGATAACGGACTTGATGCCTCACAGACTTTTTCTAGCAGTAATTTTCCTTTAATTTGTAGGAATTATAGTTTTTCTGTTCCTTCAACCGCTACTATTTCAGGTATAGAAATAGAAATACAAGCTGGTAATACTTGGGGATGCAGAGTAGCTGGACTTCAACTATACTATGGGGGAGTGGTAGTAGGAGTTAAAAAAGAACCTAATGCTTTTTTGTCTGCAAATCAAACTGTTGTTTTTGGTGGACCGACAGACAAATGGGGATATGCATCAACATACTCTATAGTTAATGATGTTGGGTTTGGGTTTAGTTTACAAGCGTCTGGTATGTTAATAGATATAGACTATGTTAAAATGACAGTATATTACGAAGACAACAACATAAAAGCTATTGGCCTCAAAAGAGCAAATCCAACCACTATACCAACCGGAGATGGAAAATCTGTTTCTTTTTCTCCATCTGGTAATTATTTAGCTGTTGGTCATAATACTAGTCCTTATTTGTCTGTATATAATTGGAATAAAAATGTCTTTGGAACTAAAATAACAAATCCTGTCACAGCTTTAGGATCTGCGGCATTAGGGGTCGCATGGTCTCAAAGAGAAGATTATATTGGAGTATCTTTACTTTCTTCTCCTTATATTACTATTTATAATTGGACTGGAACTGCTTTCGGAACTAAATTAGCAGACCCCAGTACACTACCTCCAGGCCAAGGTAATTCAATATCTTTTTCTTTAGACAATAAACAAGTAGCAATAGGAACAGTTGCTAATACCTCTGTTTTAATGTATTATTATAATAATAAAGAGATAGGGCAAAAAATAACTAATGGATTAACATATTCATCAAGTGATACAAATGGAATAACTTTTGATACTTCTACTGGTGCTCTAGCAATAGCATCAAGTGGATCACCTTATTTGCTTGTATATAAAGGAAACAGTTTATTATCTCTTGAATCTGGAGATCAAATTATTCCTTACTTTGTTGATCCTGATGCCGGTTCAGTTTGGGAAATAATTAAAAAAATAGCATACCATGAATTAAATGGATTTTTATATATTAGTGGTAGTGGGCAATTAACTTTTAAAAAGAGATCTAGTAATTTATACTCTACTCCTACTTATTCTGTTGGTCCAGATTATGCTAATGATACTTCTCCTTATGAAGCAGAGTATGAATTAAGAGCAGAAGATAGAAAAACTAGATATAAATTAAATACTAAATCTTATGTTATTGGACAAGATGGACTTTTAGTATATGTAGAAACTAAAGGATCTGCTAAATCAGATAGTATTGAAATTGCACCATATGGTGTTTATGAAACTACTATTAAATACAATATAAATCAAGTATATAAAACTGAGCCATTACTAGTTGATGTTGATTACACTTTTGCATCAACAATAAATGGAACCAATAATCAAAACAACGCTGCTATAATAGATTTTTATGATTTAGGAACAGAGGGCAATCTTTATATATTTAATAACTCTGCTGCTATCATTTATATGACTAAATTTCAAATAAGAGGAACACCGTTAAGTTTACCTTTGAATGATAAATTTACAGAATATAATGAGCCACTAATTGTAAACACTACTACTATCTGGGGAACTGGGCAAACAGAAGAAGAGCTACTCTATTTGCCAGACTCTAAGGTAGTTACTGGTTTCTCCATTGGTAATTTCAAAACATCACGATATACTAATCCTAAATTAAATCTTTCATATAATTGGAATTCATCAATATCTACAGAAAATACTAAAAATTCATTTTTAGTTCAAACAGAATTATTTCAAACATTTAGATATGCAGACAAAACAACATCTGATGGTATGAACATAGACTATCCACTAAGAATAGTAGGAATAAATCATCAATTAAATATAGGTGAACTAATACAAACTACACTAACTACGTTGCCTTTTTGGACTAATAGAAACGTAGATAAAGTAGCTTGGGATTATTTTAAAAGAGGAAATTCTTCGTCACTAGGAAACTCTCCATCAGGACACGTTTGGTCTAGTGGATTGTCTATATTAAGTAATAAAGCACAAGGAAGTGCTGGTATCTTTACAATAGAAATAGCCACTTTAGAATTAACTACAGCTAAACAAGTTGTAGAGGTAATTGCTGGAGAAATAGTTGGTTCCGGTGGAACAGCTAAGGGAGGAGTGGTGTTTAGATATCAAGACTCAAGTAATTATTGGGCATTATATGTTGGGGATATAATTGGAACTACGTTTGTTTATTTAGATAAAGTAATAGCCGGTGCTACCACACATGTAGCAACATTAACTCCGTATACATTAGGCTCAGGAGTCAATGGATTAAGGGTTATGTGTTATGATAACTATATTAAAGCATACGTTGGATATAGAGAATTGTATTCTGGTACAGATAGTTTCTTAAATACAGCCACAAAAGTAGGCTTACTTAGTCAAAATTCAGCATCTAGTGGTGGAACACAAAATGATTTTACTAATTTTTACGCTCAAGGACTTTGATAAATGGCTAGACCAACAGTATTAATAGAAGCTGATTTTGCAGGGAACTCTACTTGGAACACTAATCTTCATGACTATATTATTGGAGTTGGTAGTGGTTTTTCTATATCTAGAGGAGTAGATGATAATTTACAATATAATACTTCTGAAATAAATTTCTCAGTAACTAATAAATCTAGAATATTTACTCAAACATTAGGTTCCAGCTCTTTATATGGAAAAATAGAAGTCGGAGTAAAGTTAAGAGTAAAAATAAATACTGTTATTGTTTGGCAAGGTCATATTATTAGTTATGGTTGGAAGTTTGATGCTAGAAATAAAGTAAATATTTGTAATATAAATGCACAAGATATTGGTGGAATAATAAATAAATATGCTAATATTTCTGCTGCATATAGTGGATCAATTACTGTAAATGCAGCTATGACACTAATAACTAATCAAATATTTCCTACTATTACTACAAGTTTTGATACCTCCACAACAACTTTACCTTTTTATTGGGCAGGAATAACAGCTAATTTAGCAGAACAAAGGATAGATACACAAGGAACAAGTGCTTGGGGTGCTTTACAAAACTTAGCTGATCATGATATGGGTGGAGTACTATTTGTTAATAAAAGTAATACATTGGTGTTTAAAAAAATAGAAAATATTCTTGGTGTTGCTTCTCCTAAATTATGGGGAAGTGGAACAAATGTTTTACCTGTATATGAAAATTATGAAATAAAATTTGAAGATATTGCACAAAAAGCAGAAATAGAAACAACAAATTATCAAGTAGATCCTGCTGGTACAGTAATAATGTATAGAGAGACTATAGATTTAATAAATGGAGGAGCAAGAAAAGTAGAAGCATATGAAACATATGAATTTACTGCTACTTATGATTATGTAGCTAGTTCTATAACAACACCGGCATATACTACTGATTATTTAGTTAATTCAAGTAATAATGGAACAGGCGGAGATAGACAAGCAGATTTAACATTTAGTTTTGTTAATAATGGAGCTAATGGTACTGTATTCTTTTACAATTTCTCTGCCACCCCTTTTTATATCAGTAAAATGCAAATACGAGGTGTACCAGCAAGTCCACCAACCAGTTCAGTAGTGTTTTCTAGAGAACTAGCTCCTCCCTCAATATATAATCAAATAGGGTCTATTAAAAAGAAATTTGATTTTCTTTCAGACACTTATATAGTTAGAGATTATATTTATTCACAATTAAGAATACATAGATACTCAAATCCTGCTTTAGAATTACAATTTAAGTGGGGAAGTGCATTAACAACAACAGAAGATACAGCAATAATTGCCGATATGATTGCATTAGAATTATATGATCTTGTTTATTATAAATCTATAACTAATACTGGATCCAATGTAGATGATTACTTTAGAGTTGTATCAATAGATCACAATATAGCAATAGGTCAATTGTTTGAAACAACAGTAAAGTTAATACCAAGTCATATGTTTAGAGATAAAAGTAATATTGCTTGGGACGATTTTGACAGACCAAACACAGCATCATCATTAGACACCTCTCCTACTGGTCATATTTGGACTAATGATGCTGGTGGATTTCATATAAATAACAATACAGCTACTCCAAATACTTCTAATAATGTAAGTTATTTTAATTTAGGATCTGTTGAACAAATAGTAGAGGTTTTTTTTAGTAATCTAGGAGTTACTTCTTCTGGTTTCGTAAAGATACTTTTCTCTGGCACTAATTTTTTAAATGATGTTTTTGAAGCTGCTTATGGATATAATCCCGTTAATGGACAAACAATTGCTTTTAGTCACAATGGCGTGTCCTTAAATACTGATATAGTATCCTATACACGAAAAAGTAATAATACTTTAGAATTAAGAGTAGTTAAAAAAAACAATAAAGTTAAAATATTTGCAGATGGTAAATTAGTATTATCAACATCTCATATTAATTTATCTGCCGCTGGAACATATTGTGGTGTTTATATCTCAGACTCAAATACATTA